TGAAGCAGATGAAGACGGGCGTGGAGCTGCTGGTGCCGGTGCATCCGGCGCTGAAGCAGGCGCTGGAGGCGTGGCCGCGCCAGCACATCGCCATCCTCGCCAATGCCAAGGGGCACGGCACGTCGATCCACGGTTTCGGCGGCTTCATGGCGGAGGCGATCTCCAAGGCCGGTCTTCCCGCCCGCTGCGTCCTGCATGGCCTCAGAAAGGCGGCGGTGCGGCGGCTGGCGGAGGCGGGGTGTTCGGCGCTTCAGATCATGGCCGTGACGGGGCACCGGACGCTGGCCGAGGTGCAGCGGTATGCCGACCAGGCGCGGCAGGAACCGATGGCACGGGAGGCTATTTCGCGGCTTCCATTGTCAAACCTCCCCCGCAAGGTTTGACAATCTTGGCAGATTATCGAATGAAAACAACGCCAAAAGCGCCATCTGCGGAAAGACGACGGATAGGCATCAGTCAACGATTTCCAAGAGGTTTGACAATCTGTATCGCATCCGTTCGCACATATAAATTCAATAGCTTGCGTGACCAATTGTCAAACCTTGAGACAACAGGACACCCCCGATGACTGACCCGCACATCCAGACCAGCATGATCATCACCGGCAAGGAGTACACAGAGATGCAAGCCGAGATCACCCGCCTCCGCGAGCGGCTGGAGATCGACACGCGTCACCCCTATGACGGCATCTACTGCCGGGATGAGACGATCCGCTTGCAGGACGCCGAGATCGCCCGCCTCAAGGCGGAGGTGGAGCGGAAGAGAGAGATTATTAAAGAGGCTGTCTATGAAGTTACCCACCTGAGCCCGGAAGAACTCGACGGCAGCCATTGGGCGAGAATAAGCGCCGAGTGGCTTCAGAAAGCCCGCGCCGCTCTCACCCCCTCTCAGGAGCCCCGTACATGATTAAGGTAGGCCCGTACATGACACTAGAAAACCTCGCGCAACGCATCGCCCGCGACTGCACCGACGAGTATGGCGAGATTTATCCGGATCAACTTGCCCATTGTTTACGCCAAGTATCAATGTGGTCTTCCATCGGCGCATGGATGCTCGGGGCGTTCACGGGCGGTTGCGCCGTGGCCATTGCGTGGATTGTGTCATGACCCCCGACCAGCAGAGGCTTATCGATGCAGCGGCGGAGGCTTATGAGGCGGCCCTGGTCAAGGGTGCAGCAAACCCATACATCCCGGCTCTGGAAGCCGCCGTCACCGTGGCGCTGAAAGCGGCGGTGGAGGTGGCAACGGAGAACGCTGACGTTGCCCAGAAGACGATTGATTGGAACCGTTCAAGCGGCAACGGCCATATCGGCATCGCCTACGAAGCGCACGTCGCGACCAAGATCGGAGAGATGTACGCCGACGCCATCTCATCACTCATCCCAGCACAGGAGAAGACGAATGACGCCTGACGAGATCGCGAAGTGCATACCGGAAGAAGTGGTTCAGGTTATCCGCAAGGCTTGCGATAGCGGCGAACCGTGGAACATCCGGGACACCCTCGCTGCCGCTCTCGCAGCATGGAAGGCGGCAGAACAAACGGAACTGTGCGGAGGCCGCAGCGGCCCCGCCCTCATCCTCCCCCTACAGGAGACGAAAGTGATCCAGGCTTTACCTCCGCACGACGAGCGGGCCAGCCCCGATCATCGCGGCGACGAGTAGATAGGCCCACTCCAGACTGACCCCCGGATCGGGCCACGCCACCCCGGTCATCACCTGATAGGCCGGGGCCCCCAACTGATACCAGCACAAGACCGTCACCTGCAGGAACAGCACCGCCGCCCACGCCCGCTGGAGGATGGGCGACACCGCCAGGCTGGCATGCGTGGCCTTGGCCGTCTCGGACGCTGCCTGCGCCCAGCCCTGTTCGATCTTGGCCGCCGTCTCCTGCGCCGCGATCTCGACGCGGGACCGGAACTCGGCTTCGGATATTTCCTTTTTGAGGTAGGCCTGCCCCAAATCAAAGACCCGGTCCACCAGCCCGCCGGTCAGCAGCTTGAGGAGGCTGGCGGCGATCACGCCGCCGCCCTGTTCTGATCAATGAGGCGGCCTACCACCCCGGCCAGCGCCAGCGCCGCCAATATCCACGGCTCCGCGCCATCCGGCAGGAAGGCCTTGGCATCGGCAGGCAGCGCCGCCCACACGGTGGGCAGGATCACCAGTGCCGCGAGGGCCTGCACCGAGAACCAGCGCCAAGCCTGTTTCCAGTCTTCGACGAGCTTCATGGGTTATCCTTTCATCATCCACGCGGCCAGCGCCGCGATCAGCGCACCCGCCGCCCCCAGCACGATGGCGGCGATGCCCCGTCCCGCGTCAGGGAGAGGCGCTGGCGGCGTTTCCGGCTCGGGCGGCGGGATTGGTGCCGGGGCGGGCGGAACAGGCTTCCCTGCGGGCTTGTCGGGCAGCAGCTTGAGAGCCGCCTCGAATTTCTCGGCGTAGCCCGCGATCAGGTCGGCCCGGTCGGTGCCGTTCACCACCCGCCGCATGTTCACGTAGCTGTCGAAGTCGGCCATCTTCTTGCCCGTGAACCAGCCATGCACCATCCCGTGAACGATGATGCGCGCGGCGATGGCCGGGTCGAGGGCGAGATCGGGCTCCTTCACCAGGTCGCGGCCGACGATGTTGCTGGCCCGGTGGTAGTTGTGCCGCCCGGTGATCTGCACGTAGCCGCGCCCCATGAACCGCTTGCCGTCGCCGGGCTGGGTGTTGCCCAGATCGACGCGGCCCTCGTAACGACGCTGCGCCGGGGTCGGCCCCCAGATTTCCCGGCGGGGCGTCATGTGGAGATTTGAGGCGGCGGGGCCAGTCTCATGCCACGCCGTGGCGAGGATGTAGGCCTGATGGCGGAGCGGCAGGCCCACCGTGGCCTGCAGGAGCAGCTCGATGCCGTCCACCTGGTTCTGGGAGAGCGGCCCGAAGGAGGCGCGCAGGCTGTCGAAGAAGGGTTTCAGCTCGGCCATAGCCAACTCCTGATCTTGTCGAGGGCGACGATGAAGACGATGTTGAGGATGAGCAGCGCGCCGATGGCCTGGCTCCGCCACCGCTCGAGGCTGGTGATGCGTTGCTCGAAATCGGTGTGCTTGGCGACGCAGGTCGGGCTGGGCGGCAGCTTATCCAGCTGCGCGATGAGAAAATCGAGCTTCGTCTCGAGCCGCACGATGCGCTCCGCGAGTTCGATCTGGTCGATGGGCGTCATCGCGTGTTTACCTCACAAGATTGCCGTTCGCGTCGTAGCGGTTGCCTTTGGCGTCTTCCATGAAGCCCCCCAGGAGCCCGGAGACGCCTCGCGCCGCCGTCTCCCGAGCGGCGGGCGTGAGGCCCGCAGCCACTTGGTTGCTGAGATACCGCTGCACGGGCCTCGACATCAGCCCGCGGCTCAAGCCGTAAAGCGCGACATGGGGGGCGACGATGCCGCCCAGTGCCGCTCCAAGAGCTGCATCCGGGCCGCCGTAAGCGTAGCCAGTGCCGCCACCAATCGCGCCCATCAGCAGGTTGGGGATCGCGCGTGCGGCGTTTCGTGAAGCCGTGCCGCTGTCGGGCATGTCGCGCAACATCGTGCCGCCAGCCCGTGCGAGTTCCGCGAAATCGCCGTCGCCGCGAACGTAGTTGCGTTTACCTTGCTTCGAGACGGTCGCCTGTCTGAGCCTCGCAGGCGTGATGATGCCCGCGTCGGCGGCTTGGCCGGAGCCTGCCAAGGACTGTTCAAGGACGAGGATGTTCCGATACTCACGGCGGACTTTCGACCACCGGCCAGCGTCTGATGGGTTGAAACGGAGGATCGACCGTTCCATGCCGGTGTCGAGCGCAGCGATCAGGTCACGCGCCGCCATCTTCGCTTCCGGCTGCGTCGTGCCCCGCGCGAAACGGTCGAGGCTTGACCGCAGGGTTTTGTAGACCGTGCCGTCCATGCGCCCGCCCTGGAGGAGCTGCATCACGTCGTTGACGGTCTTCTCGATGATCGGCGCCCGCATCCCCGGCGCGACGGTGCTGGCGTAATCGACCGCGATGTTGGTCAGGTCCGCCGCGACCTTCTGGTCAGGGATGAGCGCGTTGCGGGCGGACAGCGTGTCGAACTCCTGCCCGATGCGCGTAAAGGCCTTGTCCATCACGTCCGGCGTGGCGCGGCTGGCGTTCTCGCCTGCGCGCGACATGGCGGCCTTGGTGAAAGCCTCGGCCTGCGCGTCGAAGAGTTCCTCGGCAGCGTCGCCGCCAATCTCGCTTTCGGCGTAGCGCACCGCGCGATTGCCCGTCCGCTGACCGGCAGACAGCGGCACGCCTTCCCGCTCCAGCACCTTGGCCGCAGCAGCGCGCTCCGCAGAGATCGACAGCGGCGACATGAGCTTCGTCGCGCCCGCGACGATGCCCTGCCCGGCCGCGCCGAGGCCCGCGCCCAGCAGCGCACCCGTGGCGACATCCCGGTCATTGCCCAGCGCATCGGCCGCGCCAATGGCTGCGCCGTCTGCCGTAAGGCCGCCCAAGCGGCCCACCGCGCCGGGAAGCCGCGTGGCTGTGAGGCCCGCCTTGGCGAGGCCGACGGGGGTGGCGACACTGCCGCCGATCTCGGCCACGGTGCCCGCCACGCCCGCCCGCGTGCGCGCGTCTTCAGTCCTGGCGCGTTCCGCCTCAGTGCCGGTGCCGCCCATGTAGCCCGCGATTTTGTCGGCGAAACCGAAGGTCATGCCGTTGGCCGCGAGGCGCACCAGATCATCCGCCGCCTTGAACGGCTTCTGCCACGTCGGCAAAGCGTCAAACTCCGCCTGCAACTGGTTGCCCTGGTCAACCACCGGGGCAGCAGGCTGCTGTGGTGCGAACCGCTGGCGGAGGGCGTTCTGGATCGTTTCCCGTGGTGTACCTTCCGGGAACTCGGCAATGGTGCCGTCTGGCAGTTCGACCTCGATCATTCGAGTTCTCCGGTTTCCGGGTTGTACTTGAGGCGCGTCTTGGGCTGCGGCGCGCCTTGGTCGCGCACCATGCTGCCCGTCTTGCCGGCCACCGCGCCGCCCTTGACCGCGCGCAGGTCGCGCTCCAGTCCGTCGATCTTGCTGGCGAGCGTCTTGGCGTCGTCAGTCATGGACGGCAGATAGCGGCCCACATACTCTTCGGTTTCGGTTGCGCTCATGCCCGCGCCCGTCAGGTTGCGGCGGAGCGCGTCGACACCCGTCAGCAGGCGGCGGCGGATTTCGCCTTGCCGCCCACGGCCCGCCCAGCCTGTCAGATAGTCAAGCGGCCCCGTGGCGACACCTTCGGCCACGTCCTTCTTGATGCCCGGAAGATCCTCAGTAAGGAACTCATCACCCAAACCGATGCGCGCGCCCATCTCAGCCGGGAGCGCGACACCCGCCTTGGCAGCGGTCGCCATCTTGAGGAAATCCTCGTAGGTGCCTTCGTATCCCTGCGAGACGGCGTACTCGTACTCCCGCACACTGGAGGGTGCTTGGGCGGTCTCAGGCTTAAAGGCGGGCCCCTCGCCCATCTTCTGCCACTGCCCGTCCAACCATTGATAGGTGATGTCCTGGTCGCCGACCCTTACAGTTCTGGTGGTCGGGGCTTCCATCGCCCGTGGCTCCGCTGTCAGCTGCGCGGCCGCGTTCTGCAGGTCGCCCATTTGCAAATAGATCATGGCATTTTGTTTCTGCTTGCCATCGGGAAGGCCCGCGATTTTCTGTGTCAGCCACTCGCGCGCCGCGCGGCCACGGTCATCCTCTTCCGTCTTGCGGCGGCGACTATCCCCCATCAGCTGCATCTGCGCCGCGTTCATCAGGTTGCCCTGGTAGCCGCCGCTCCAGTCCGCGTTCGCCATCAGCCTCGCGCGCTGGTCGGGGGTCATCTGCTGCGACATGGCGAGCAGCTGCCCGCCCACGTTGCCGAGAGCCGACATGCGCGCCTGCTGCATGATCGCCGGGTCGAGGCCGTAAGGGTTCGGCTGCTCCGCCTGGGGCTGTCCACCCTGCCAGAGGCCGAGGTTCTTGAGAGTGTCGAGGAAGCTCATCCAAGCAGTCCTTTCAGTGTCATGCGGTTCAGCGGCTGCAGCACCTGGTGCTGGAGGGGCGGCGGGAACCGCGTCTCCTCCTCATCCGCCATCGCCTTCTTGAGCATGTCGCCGCCCATCGCCTTGAGCGCCTCCCAGTCGGGCTCGAAGCCAGCGTCGCCGCCGAAGGGCTCGGCGTCGAGGAGGCCTGCGGGTGCGGCTTCCCCGTAGCCGGAATTGTAGGCCGTGCCGCGATCCTCGCGCATCGTGCCGGGGCCGTCGGCCTGGCCGAAGACGTGGTTACCGATCTCACGCGCCGTGCCGTTGGCGCGCATGTTGGCCGCCCAGGAAGGCTCGCCGCCACGCTCCGCCATCACGTCGGGGGCGTAGAAATTCAGCGCGCCGCCCGTGGGGTCATCCTGCAGGGCCGCCTCCACCGCCATGTCGGCCGTGCGGTAGGTGTTGGCTGTCTGCGGGATGGCGAGCAACTCCGCCTTGCGGGTGCTCCACGGCTCGAATTGCTTGGGGGCGAAGAGCACGTCCTCGAGGCTGTCCCCGTAGCGGCCCGAGCGCAGCCGGTTCAGCACGACGTTGGCGACGGCCTGCTGGCCGACGAAGGGCTCCGAGGCCGCCTCGCCGACGATGGTGCGGATCAGGAGGTCGCGCTGCTGCGGCGTGAGCTCCATCTCAGTAGCCCCCGAAGCCGAAATTGCTGCGGACGACCTTCATGCCGCCGATCTCGTCGACCATGTCGTCGGGCATGTCCTGCGCCATCGGGCCGACGCGCTTGGGCGGCATGGGCTGGCCGCTCATCTGCGCGCGCTCCACGTCGTCGGCGTAGTCGTAGGCGTACATCGGCAGGCCGGTCATGCCGTCCACGCCGAGGGGCTGGATGTTGGTCTTGGACCGCTCGTCGGAGAGGAAGCCAAGGAGGCCGCCGCCGATGGCGCCGATGCCGGTGCCGATCGGGCCGAACATGCTGCCCAGCTGCGCGCCCGACATCGCCCCACCGAGGCCACCAATGAACGGGTTGCCGCTCGTCGGCGTGCGGCTGGTCTGCGTGGACGAGGTCGGCACCTGCGTGCCACCCAGCGCCGCGAGCCGGATGTTGAGCTGCTCGAGCGGCACGTTCCGCATGGCGTTGTACTGGTTCTCGGCCTGGTCGAGGAGGGCCTGCGCCTGCGCCTGGTTGAGGGCGCCCGCCGACAGCGCGGACTGAATGCTCTGGAGGTAGGCGTTCTGCCCGGCGTTCGCGAGGTCGCCCTGCATGCCCGCCGCCTGCAGGTTCAGCCCCTGCCCCTGCAGCGCGCGGTCCATGTCGGACTGCATCATGCCGCTGGCCTGCTGGAACCCTTGGGCCCGCAGCTGCGCGGAGAGGTCGCCCATCTGGCGGGCCGTCTCAGAAGCCGCCACGCCCTCCGCCACGCCCTGCCGGGAACCGCCGAAGGCGCCCGCGTTGATGGCCCGGTCGCCAATGGTGTTCAGCGTCTGCTTGTATGCCTGATCAAGGTTACCCAGCGCCGCCTGCTCGACGTTCTGGAGGTAGGGGTTCATGTAGGCGCTCATGTCGCCTGTCAGGAAGCTGCCCGGCGTGTAGCCCGCCACCTGCCCCGCCGTCTGCCCCGCCTGCGTGAAGGCCGGGTTGGTGGAGCCGACGTTCTGGCCCGTGAGGCCGATCATCTGCTGCTGCAGAGGGTCGAGGCCCGCCACGGTGTTCGCCATATAGGGCTGCGCGATGTTGTTGGCCGCCGTGTTGGCCTCGCCGATGGCGCTCTGCGCGGCGCTTTCGTACCACTCGGGGAGCTGAGTGACGTTGGTCACCGTGCTGCGCTGGGAACCGCTGGTCTTGCCCATTAGTGAAGCGTCCTCTCGAAAATGACTTTCTGGTCGGCCTTCCAGCCGTGATGCGGAAGCACGCGCTCCCAGCCCTTGCGGCCCTGCATCCGCATGACGGAGCAGCCGTGCTCGCGGCCGAACTCCTCAATGAGCGGCTGCAGCGACATCACCTCGGAGAGGCTGCCCACCGCGATCACGATGTTGACGGCGGAAATCTGCGGGAAGTTCACGATTTCGGTAACGACGAGGCTGTCGCCGTTCACCCACGCCTGCATCTCGCCGCGTTCTATCGACGCCGCGATGTCGGCGGGCGTGTGTGTATTGCCGCCTACCGAGAGCGCCTTCCGCAGCCTGCGCTGGAGTTCTTCAGGGCCGAGTTTTGCCATCGATCACCGCCGTGGACAGCGTGCCGGCGTCATCCACCGTCACTGAGTAAACTGTTCCATTGGGTGATCGGAGGAGCACTCGGGCCGCAGCCTCGTCTTGGCTGATGGCCGGGATCAGTGCCCTGCGGATCGTGTCCAATATCACTCCCATCGGGGAGCCTGGATTGGGAAGGTTGACGTTCATCGCCTGCCTCCCGCTGCAATCTTCATGCGAATGCGCCCGATCGACCAGTCGCCCGCGTCGTTGGCGCAGATGCGGATCCTGACATCGCGCCCCGTGGCGCGCGTGTCCACGTAGCCGTCGCTGCGCGAGTAGTAGGGGCCGAACGTCCGCTCGGCGCCATTGGGTGTCATGCGGGTGTAGAGCGTGAACTTGGTGAGGTCGTAGTTGCCGCCGTTGGACGGCACCAGCTGCGTGATGTTGAGGCTGCGCTCCGCATCCGGCAGGTTGATCGTGCCCGAGGCAATGAAGACGTTGTTGGCGCAATTGAAGCCGTCGTAGGTCCAGCCGTCCTCATGCTGGTAGATATGGCCGTCCGTGCCCGCCATGATGGGGTAGGAGCCCACGCCCGCCGGGAAGGCGGCGGAGCGCGCCAGCGCGCCCATGCTCCACCAGTTTTCCGACCAGTTCCAGATCACATAGCGGTCGCACTCGGAGGAGCCTTCGCTCGGGTAGAAGAACCACACCTCGTCGAACTTGCCGTTGACCGCAGCGTGGGAGACGCGGGGGCCATATTCCGGGTCTATGTCGGAGAAAATGAAGTCCGAGAGGGGGCACTCAATCGGCTTCATTGAGCCACCCTCGTAGAGCATGAAGCCGCTGTTATCCATCCACACGCAGCGCCCGTCGAACTCCGCGAAGGCATTGGGCGAGTAGAGCCGGGTCGTGCCCAGTTCGTCGGACCCATAGATGAAGGGCAGGCCCACGTAGCGCAGGAGGAAGGCGCGGTTGACCGACCAGATCAGCGTGCCCTCGCGCACGGCGCACCCCTGGATGAGCGGTGTCTCGGATTGCAGGTCGAGGAAGCCCGCCGTGTTGGTGGTCGAGGGGAAATTCCAGTCGGTGTAGTCCTCCCGGCTCGACCAGGCCACGCGGCGCATTTCTCCGCCCGCCTGCAGGAGGAGGGCGTGGCGTTCGGGCGTGACGAGGATGGCGCGGTTGGCGGTGGGCACACTGCGATCGCGGATCGTGCCGCCCGTCGAGGTGCCGTCCGCGCCGGTGTTCGGGTAGGTGAAGGTGGTCGTGTTGGTGACGGTCACCGTGGCGGAGGAGGCGTCGAAGGTGTTATCGGTGACGCCGGAAATCTGAATTGTGTCGTTGTTTGACAGGTTGTGCGCCGTCGAGGTGACGACCGTCGTCACGTTGGACGTGCGGCTGATCGAGGAGATCGCGTAGACGCCCACCGGCACGCAGTCCGCAGTGGGGCTGGAGCTGTCGAAATAGAGCAGCCGGCCATCGGTCGAGCAAACCGCGAGCACGTCCTCGCCCCAGTTGTCGAAGGACCAGATCGGGCGGCTGGGCGTGAGTGTCGTCTCACCGCTGCGGGCGGTGCCGTAGGTGCTGTCGCTGTAGGGGCCCGTGCCGTAGCCGCCCACGCCACCCGCATCACTCAACGGGACAAGATCCGAGGGCGCCACGTCCGTCCAAGTGCCGTTCTGCTCGGAGTAGAGTTCGTCGTCCGTACCGACCAGTGTCGTCACGTTCGGCACGTTGTTCCGCCGCCACTGGTGAATACGGCGCGGCGTCGAGGCAAGCGGGTCTTGTGTGATCCGCGACCAGCCGCCCACCGGCTCCATGACGCCTTCCCGCCAGCGCACCAGGCTGCCGTCATACCAACGGCCGGGCGCGTCGTCGGGGTTGGCCCCTCTGACGATGCCCGGCGGCAGTTGGATGGGAAGATAGGTCATGCGCGTCCTCTAGAGCTGGGCTGCGGCGATGAAGAACTGGTCGATCTGCTCGGCTGTCATGCCGCTAGCCTGCATCATCGTTGTGATGAGCGGGTTGTCGCGGTAATAGGCGATAGCCGCAAAGTCGATCTGCGCCAGAAGGGCCTGATCGGCTGGCATCTGCGCGAAGACCGCCGACACGGCGGCGGGCGGCGTGCCGTCCTTGGTCATGGCGAGGGCTTCGTCTGATGTAATCATCTGCATAACGAGAAGCTGCAAGGCGCATTGGCGGCGGGTGATGGAAGAAGGCACTGGGGGTGGAAGTGTCGCGGGGTCAACGGTGCGGACCACCCAGATGTTGTTCTCGAGGCCCTCGAACGGCACGCCATATTCCCGAAGGACTGTGTGCCACGTCACACCCTTGTGCGGAATGTCTTCCGGCTGCTGATCATAGCGCCGGAACTCTTTAAAGGTGCCACTTATGAGAAGCGCGAACTCGGTCATTTGAAACTCCTATTCCGGCCTGAGTGAAAACGTCAGAGCCGCCCAAGATCCTCCAGAGCTATCAGACCCTGTAGCCAACGTGAAAGCGGCGGCATTGAATGCACCGCTCACCCAGTTGTTCTTGTGCCCGATACCGAGGTAGTTATCATTCAAGTCACTGGAGTAGATCGTTCGGAAGCCTGTCAGATCACTTGATGCAAAAGTCGTCGAGCCGGTTGCGAGTGACGCACCAGCCCCGACGCACACGATAAACGCACCCGGCGTCACTGGAGTGATGGCTGGAGGGTTCGCAAGGACGGTGTCTGTCCCGGTCGCCGTTGTGGGTGTAACATCCAGCGGGGTGCCTTGATCAACCCCCCTGAAAACATATACCGCAGTGACACCTCCGTCGTCCGCATTGCCTGTCGGGCCGAAGGTGACTGCTGTATCCCCGGAGACAAACTTGTAAGCAACTCGCAGGTTCACGTCCACGCTATCATTCGCGTAAAGTTCGCTCCCGATCAGCGTGTAATCATCTGTTCCATCCGTGATGGACAGTGTCCTGTCGGCGGTCGAACCGGATGAAAAAACCGCAATCACCAGATCTTCGGCCTCCGCCGCAGAAGAAACACCCCCGGTGAGACCACTATCAAGCGCCACTGTCGAATTGCCGGAAGTTGCTCCAGCTTTTGCGCTGATCGCGCCGCCAACAAACTCCAGTGGCCTTCTGGCCCGCCCTGATGCTCCGAAACCGATCAACTGATTTACATGCAGCATGGATCAGTCGTCCTTCGCCGCGTCGATGGTGTAGTGGATCTTGACGCCATGCAGGCGCGCATCCACAGCCATCGTGTCAGAGCCGTCTGAGGGCACGCGCTTCACCTGGAACACCACCCACTCCTCCGCGCCGGGAGAGCCCGCCACGGTCAGTGCCCCAGTCTCGTCGCTGATGTAGATGTCGTTGGTCGTGCCGCCCGTGTCTGCCACCTGAACCGCCGTGCCGAATGCGGTGTCCGCCGCATCGTCGTTGGCGAATGCCACCGCCTCGATGGCCCACACGACGCCGAAGTTGGTGGTGGTGGCGGGGTGGCTCCACACGAACTGGCAGATCAGCGTGCTCTCGTTCCAGCCCTTGGGCATCTGGATGGCGAACTGGGCGAACTCTTGCGTCGTGGTGTCGAAGTCCAGCGTCTTCAGCATCACCTTGTTGGTGGATGTCTCAACGCTGCCGGATGCCGAGCCGTTGGTCGTGCGGGCAACCATCGCGCCCGCCGGAACCCAGATCGTCTGCTGGCCGATGAAATCAGACTGGTGGGCAACGGTCGCGCCCTCGACTGCAATACGCCCGGCTGAAGCGCGCGACACGGTGGTGTCCGTCGCCGCGCCAACCTCGATGGTGGCGAACTGCGGATTGCCGCTCGTCGAATAGTCCTGCGAGACGGTGGCATTGCCGCTGATCGTCAACGTCCGCGCCGCGTCACCCGTCGTGACGGTCAGCGTGCGGTCGGCGGACAGATCGGAGCCGGGCGCGATGATCAGCCCGTGGCTCGCGTTGGTGTCCTTCACCTTCAGGCCGGTGTTGTTCAGGTAGACCGAGGTGATGTCGGTGTTCGCGCCCGATGCGGCCGCACTGAGAGCCGTGCGGGCATCGCCAGCCGTGCCCGCACCCGTGCCGCCCTTCGCCACCTTGAGGTAGGGGCCGGTGTCGAAGAGGGCGTCGATGTCGTCGAGGTTCTCGTTGATCTTGGTGCCCCAGGTGTCGTTGGACGCGCCGACCTCGGGCTTCACCAGGCTCAGATTTGTCGTATTGGTATCGGGCATTTCTTCACCGCATCATCATTGAGGGACAAGTGGGGTCCAGGTTGATGCGGTTGCCCCGGCGGGAGCCCACGATGGGGTTCCGGCTGCCAGAGGCGACCATACATCACTTTCAGGAAAATTGGAAGGCACCCAGCCGCGCACGATGCCGCCCGAGGCGAGGCCCAGATCCGCGAGGCTGGCGGCGAGGCTGCCGCTGATCAGGACCGTGCCGTCAGCTGCGAGCAGCGCATCACCCAGCAGCACCGCGACCTCGCCCTTGGTGGAGACGATGCCGTCTGCGGCAAGCGTGGCATCGTCCAGCGTGACCGCAAGCTGCGCGCTGGTCGAGACGATGCCGTCAGCCACAAGCGTGGCATTGTCTAGCGTCGCGGCGAGCTCCCCCGCGACCGCGACCTTGCCGCTGGCTGACACACCAAGGGACGCCAGCGTGGCGGCGAGATCGCCAGCCACCAGCACGGTGCCGGGTGCCGCGAGCGCCAAGGCAGCCAGCGTGCTGGACAGCTGTCCGCTCACCAACACTGTGCCCGCAGCTGAGGCCGTGAGGCTGTCCAGTGTGACCGTGACGGCGGCGCGTGTATCTACCCGCCCCGTGGCTTCCGCCGCCCCGTAGCCGTAGACACCCGCGCCATAGGCCCCGCTGCCGAACCCCTTGAGGGTCGTCAGGTTGTCGAGGGTTATGGCGAGGCTGCCGCTGGGCATGTCAGGCGTTGCCGTCCGTCAGCGTGAAGCCGGTCACCGTGACCGCCTGCCCCGCCGAGATCGAGGTATTGTCGAGGGTCATGTCGCCACCGTTGCCGGTCGCCGTCACCGTGCCCTGCGCGTGGCAGGTCGTGCCGTCCGAGGCGTAGAGCCGCCAGTGGGCCGCCGTGCCGGTGTTGTCGGCCGTGAGGTCTTCCCAGGTGCCGCTCTTCGCCTTGGAGCCAGACGAGGCCGCCGCCATCCAGTCGGAGGGCAGGCTGAGCGTCGCCAGCACCGTGCCGCTGTCGGCCGTGGCGCAGTTGGCGGGAGCCGCCCCGGTGCGGATCTTGAGCACCGCGGAGGTGCCGATCGCCGTCTCGATGGCGTCGAGCCGGGCGTTGCGGACTGTCGTTGAAAGCTGCACGGCCATAGTGTCACCTCATCCGAATGTGCGTTTGCGGGCGGCAAGAGCCCCCGAGGGCCGCTTCGCGCGCTCGCTCTCGAGGGTCATGTCTGCGATGGTCTTCTCGACCGAGGCCGCCCACAGCGGGATGCGCTCGTCGTTCTGGAGGTAGGCCTCGGCCTGGATCAGCGAGGCGTGAAGGTAAAGGTCGGGCGAGCGGGTCAGCAGCCAGTTCGACGTGTTGCTCTCCGACAGCGCGGGCACCTTCCCGTAGTAGACGATCTCCAGCGTGATGTTGCCCGAGGGCTCGGGCAGCAGCGCGATGTTGTCGTCGATGATGGTGTAGTAGCGGGTCTGCCCGGTCATGCCGTCATTCCGCAGGTCGTAGTATTCCTCGACCGGGATGTAGGTCAGCGCGCTGTAGCTGTTCGTCGGATCGGTGATCATTACCGAGATGTGCTGCAGCCAGTCGTCGGGCAACTCCACATAGGCGGTGGTGGCGATGGTCGTGTCGCGCTGCACCATCGCGTTGACGCGAAGCTCGCGGTTGAAGCGCGCTTCGGCCAGCGTGATGAAATCGGGGATCTGGCTGGTCAGGTCTTCCCGGTTCAGCCAGTTGGCAATTGAGGTTTGGAGCTCTGCGTAAGTGCTAAGCGGCATTTCGCTTCTCCGCCTCAACGTCCTCGCGGCACGCCTCCGCATGGTCGAGCGTGTATTCGAACGTGCCGATGTGCTTCACGATCCTCGAGAGGTCGTGATCAATCAGCGTCTTGTAACCGTGCTTCGCCGCCTTGTGGCAGAAGTGGATGTCCTCGCCGAAGAAATTGCCGGTGCCGCTCGCGTAACCGATCTGGAACCAGGGCATCGGCGTCTTGAGGAAGACCTCCGCCTTGATCAGCATCACGCCCATGCCGACCGCGTAGACCTCTTCGAGGCCGTGACTGTCGGCGACGGTGTAGACATACTCGTTGCAGAGCGCGTTCTTGAAGGCGACGGGCTTCGCGGGCAGGCCGCGCGTCGAGTAGTTGGCCGCCACAATCGGCTTGTCGTGCGCCGCGAGGCGGTCGAACACGTCTTTCGGGAAGCGCATGTCGGTGTCGAGGAAGAGGATCCAGTCGGCCTTGACCTGCAGGGCCTCCTTGACGAGGTTCTCGCGCTGGTCCGCAATGAGCGTCCCGGCGGAGGTGAAGAGGTGCAGCGCGCCGCCGTTCGGGACATGCCGCGCCGACCAGTAGGCGGTCAGCCGGGCGAGGTCGTAGGCGAAGCCGGTGTTGACGTGATCGCGGCAGGGGAGGCAGATCGCGAGGCGCATCAGAGGTTCCCTCCCCGCGTGCGGAAGAAGCGGTTGTCGGGATCGGCGAGCCACCTCTTGAAGGCCTTCGGGTCGTCCACGATGCCCTTCTTCTTGAGGTCGAAATAGACCGAGGTCGGGATCGAGGCGATGCGGGTCATGTCGCCCCAGCGATCAGGGGCGTCGTTGTAGGCGAGCTTGTTCGCCTCGACGATCGGCGTCGTCTCCTGCCGCGTCTGGATCAGGAACTCGTCCCGGCTGTCATCCCAGTGGAAGAACCGGGTGATGCCAGTGACGGGATCGTGCGAGAGAACCTTCTTCATGCTTTTCCTTGCGGACTAGAGCGTCGTCACGACGCTGTTAGAGGCACGGTAGGCGGGTGGGGGATCGCTCCCCCACCCTGTTGTCGTTACGACGTTTCGAGGTCGGTCGCGATACCGTGGGCGCGCGGGCTCTTCACCTTGAGGCCGTACTCCACGATGATCATCTTCTTCGTGCTGTCGCCGCTCTTCGCGAGCTCCTCCGTGCGGAAGTTCCGCAGGTAGCCCATCGAGGCGTACTGCGGGTCCACGACGAAGGCGTACTGCTCGGGCTGGAAGCGGTTCGCCACGAAGGACACCTTGCCGAAGTCGGACTGGTACACGTCCACCGTGGAGATCACGGTGAGCGGGCCCGCGCCCGAGTTCGTCTGGTTGATGCGGTGCTGCGCGATGCCGGTGAAGGTCGAGGCGACACCCTTGTTGTGGGGGCCCATCATGCAGAGCTTCGGGTCGCCGCCGGCGGCCCACACCTGCTGGATCACGTCCTTGAGGATCGTCTCCGAGAAGGTGCGAGCGGTCGAGGAGCCCCAGGCCGTGTCCGGGTAGCCGTCGTCCGTCGAGCTGTAGTCCGGCAGGGAGGTGCCGGCGCCCGCGCGGTTGTAGTTGTACTTCAGCCACGTCGGGAGGCCCGCGGTCGTGCGGGCCACGGTCGAGGAGCCGGTGGCCGCGACGCCGTTGTAGAGGACGATCGCCTCCATGTCGCGCTTCAGCTCGGAGGAAGCCTTCGCCATCTCGTAGGCGAGGTAGGACTTCATGCCGGCCTTGTCCACGGCCTCCACGGTGCCCGAGACGCCGACAACCTTGCGGCTGATCTGCGTGTAGTTGCCGACGCGGTTGGTCGCGGCGCGCGCGCCGAGGGTCGCCTCGTCGCCTTCGATCACGGCATTCGAGGTCGAGGCCGCCGCCAGGGCGTCGGTCTGCCACTCGAAGTAGGTGTTGGAGACGTTCTCGCGGCCGATAGACGACATGAAGGGCGTGTCTTCCGGGGAGATGTTGTAGATGATCGATTTGTTACCGGCCGCCAGTTTACGACGACCATCTTCCCTTTTCGGAGAAGTCCAGACTACATCATCCCTTTTGATCGGGCCGGGCGCTCGTGGGCGGATTATCGTTTCCTCACCGCCTAGTCGTTGAACCTTCATCCACCCTGGGGCGCCGAGAGGCGCCTTACATTGGATGCTTGGCTGCTGATTGCCCAATCCGTACATTTTCAAGCCTTTCCGCTTGCCGTTACCGGCTTCGTTGTGGCTGTACGGCTCTCAGGGGTTTCCAGCAATTCACCCGGTTTTCCATGGTGCTCCTTCCAGTGGCAGACAGAGCAAAGAGAGATGCCGTTTTTGACATCATAACGAAGTTCAGGATGATCCGCATACGGTTTGACGTGGTGAGCGTGCAGCGTTATGCGCTGCCCGCAGCACTGGCAGAAAGTACCCTGCTCAACGCCACAGCGGACACACTTAAAGCCAGACTGTTCATGCACCATCTGTTTCCAGAGGCGATACTCAAGGCGGCCTTCACGATTGTAGGCCGACTTGGAGATGCCACCTTTCCAGTTGTGGTGCTTTTCACCCTTGATACGACCGGACTGCGCCTTCGACATCGCAATGCGGTGCCCTAGGGATTTGGTCTTCCCTGTCAACCGCTCAGACCTTGACGGTCCCTCAATGCCGTACTCCTTGAGGCGGTTGAAAACGACAGTTTCACCAACCCCATAGTATTTCGCAATTTCAGCCATGCTCATCTTTTTGATGAGATTGGCGAGAATATCTCGCCTTGGGTTGAAAGTGCGGGCGACCCGGTTAGGGCCAGGACGGTGCCGACGAGACTGGAGCCCCATCGTGCGAAGACGATGATAAACAGCGCCGTAGGTCACACCGAATTTCTCGGCGATCTCCTTTCCGGTCATCTGTTCATACAGAGCGTACATCGCGGTCCTATCTAGCTTCTTCCATTCTTCGTTCATGCTCTGACTTTCTGGACGATAGCATCAAGCGAACTATCATCTAAGTCAGAAGACTTATCAAGTCAATTCGCGAGGTCTTCACGCACTGCCTTCGTACCGTCGTAACGGTCGAAGAGATTGGTTGGCTGCGCCATTTGGGTGATCCTTTCTAGATCAGGCCTTCAAAGAGTTTGGCCGCATCCTTGATGCTGCCGGTTTGAGCGAGACGCTGCTTTGCCTTGGTGATCTCGGAATGCCGACGCTGCGGGGCTGCCTGCGGCGATCCCGCCCGCAACGGCCGGGGGCCGTTCTGCGGATTGGGCGCCGGGCGTTTCGCCATAAGCTCATCGTACTTCATCGCCTTGTACACGGCGACGACCGCACGCGGGTCATAGACCTGGGAAACCTCCTCGGGGGCATAGCCGAGCTTCTGTGCATACTCGCGCACCTTCACCCGGTCCTGCTCCCACCGCGCGGTATCTTTCCACGCGGGGACAAGTTCCTTGAGCTTCTGGCGTCCCTGCTGGACTGTCTGCTGAAGCTGCCGCACCTGCTGCTCCTGCATGAGGGACATCACCCTCTGCTGTTCAGCCGTCGCAGCCTGGAGACGTTCGCTGCGCTCCCGCCAGACATCCTTTTGCCGGACATATTCGAGCGGATCTTCGGCGTAGAGCCTCTCCCAGTCTGGCTCGCCTTGCACAGCTTCGGTCAGCTGCTGCTGGAGAGCGTTGAGGAGTTGGGCGTACTGCGCACGCTCCGTCATCACCTGCTGGGCCTCGGCCTCAATCTGCTTTCGCATTTCGGCCAGTGCGCCAGTCTTGCGGCTGTAATCTGCCTGTCGCTGATAACCGGCAATCGCTTCCTTCAGAGGGATCTGCTCTTCTTTGCCGTCGATCTTGACGGTGACGAGCTGCTCCATCGGATCGGAAGCCTCTTCGGCATCCTCGTCGTCAGCAGCGGCTTCCTCATCCTCGGCACCAGCCTCATCGGCGGGCGTCTCATCCTCAGTGGAAGCCTCAAGCGCCTCGGCCTGATCATCGTCGGCCGGGCTTTCGTCTGCGGGATCCTTCTCGGGCGTCTGGTTGTCGGCAGGGCCGTCCAGAAAAGCTGCGAGCTGGTTTGCCGCTTCAGATAGACCGATGCCCTGGGAGGGCGTGTCGGTAGTGGTCATTGTAGCACCTTTCTCCACCGTCGTCACGACGGTTGATGGGGTTGGGTTGGCTCAAGCGCCTCACGACGCTGGAGATTTCTTCGTCAACGCTTGCTGGCGTTGCGGTTATTGTGGGCCTCAACCTTCGGCGCCGTCGCCAGCGCCTTTAGTCGCGACCGGAAATCATCGAGCGCGCGGATCGCGGCGTGGGCCGCCTCGCGCTTCTGCACGTCCTCGGGCGGCGTATTCCGCCAGGTGTGAATGTAGCGGCCCTCGAGCGTGGCGAATATCTCGGTGACCATCGGGTCGTTGATGAGATCCTGCGCCTTGCGGGCTTTCTCTTCGGGGGTCATTGGTATCCTGCCGGGTTTTGCTGCATCGGCTGCTGCGCCCGCATCTGCGCCTGCTGCTGCTGCGCCATGATCTTCGCCGCGTCACGCTCGCGCTGAAGCATGGCGTAGAGCTGCTCGACCTGGATCTGCGTGCCGTACTTCAGCTGCATCTCGGTCGCCTTCAGCCAGATGTCGGCGTCGAGGCGGTCGCGCTCGAGGTCGTCGGCCGCCTTCTGCTTCTCTATCTCCAGCTGCGCCTTCATCTGCGCGATGGCGATGTCGGCCTCGATTTTCTTCGCCTCGACCTGCGCGAGGATCTGCGCGGGGTCTTGCTGCGGCTGCTGGGGCTGCGCCATCTGCTGCTCAACCTCGGGCGTGATCTCGCTGAAGTAACGCGAGGCGTCCTTCAGGCCCGACAACTCGAGGATCTGCGCCATCGTGTTGCGGAACTGCTTCATCGATACCAGCGGGTTCGACGGGCCCAGCGTCTGCAGGATTTCCTTCTGCTGAGACACCACCATCGTCAACAGCTGAACGCGCTGCTCGATCGAGCCGGTGCCGAGGCCGACGTTCACGACGACATCCATGTCGGCGTCCCAGTAGCGCGGGTCCACCGGCACCCACTCGTTCCGCAGGCGAACGACCCGCGGCTGGTCCTGGTGGCGGATGATTTCCTTCAGCAGGCCCCGGAAGAGCCGCTTGATGCCCGTCTCCGCGAAGATGCGGGCCACCATCTCGAGGCGCTCCTGCGCGGCGCTCATCGTGGCCGTCACGGCCGCCTTCGTCGTGCTCTGCAGCACGTCGGCGTCGAGGCCCTGGCTGGCCTTCGTCATGCCCGTGCGAGAGGCCTTCACGTCGTCCAGATAGGCGATGATCGGCATCGCCTGCTGGCCCACGAAGGTGCCGCCGAGCTCCTGTATCATGCCGGGCTGCGTCACACGCACCAGGCCACCCGTCTCCACGTTCATCAGGTCATCGGCGTTGACCGCACCCTCCACGTAGGCCGTGCGCGGGTGGATCACCTGCGCGAGGCTGTCGAGCGTGTTCCTGACGACGTTGGACTTGATCAGCTGCAGGTCCATGACCTGGTCCGCCATGCTCGAGCCGATCACCATGTGGCTCTCGGGGTCAGGGCAGATGACAGCCATCTTGACCTCGTCCACGACCTCGTCGTGGAGGATGTAACAGGCCTCACCGATCGTGCAGATGCGGCGGAGTTCCGCCACGCCGTCGCCATCCTTGTCGATGCGGATGTAGCTCTCGACATACTCGTAGCGCCGCATGGCAGGGTCGGCATTAGTGCTTGAGGCGCCACCCATCCAGTCGCGCAGCGCCGGATTGCGGGTCTGGGCCTCAAGGTTCAACTCAAACGAAGACGACGAGTTGCCGTGCTCCTCGATCTCCTCGCGCGAGTAACCCATCTCGACCAGCTCGGAGAGCGTCTTCAGCGAGCGGTGGCCGACATACTCGGCCGTGTCTAGGTCACGCGCGTTGCGCGCGATGAGAAACTCCTCGGGCGGCACGCACTGCACCACCTGCCGCTTCTTGTCCACGCGGCGGCGGATTTGCACGTCAAAAAGGGGAGAGGGAAGGCCGGTCATCGGATCAACCTCGCCCTCTCCAGCCACCGCCGCCGTCAAAACCTCGATCGTGCCATCTTCCTGCAGCAGGTTGAGTTGCGCCTGGTCTATGCCGGAATAACTTTCCTCCCGAACGTGGGTCGTCGTCGCCGTGTACCACTTGAAGACGCCGATCTTCGACTTCAGCGCGTCCTTGAACGCCGAGTGCAGGATCGAGAAGCCGGGATTGTCCACATTGAAGACATACGACACATAATCCGTGGCTTGCTCGGCCATCGCCACGTCTTCCGCGCGCCGGGGCGCAAACTCAACGGGCTTTTCGGAGGCCGTGAAGACGCGCAGGAGGCTCGGCATCATCGCGAGGACGACATCCCGCACCTCGGTCATCACGACCTGGGAGCGGCCCTCCTCCTCGTTACCGAAGGGATCACCGCGATAATACTTGAGCGCCCTCTCGCGATCGGGCGCGACATCGTCGTCGATGTAGTCGGCGGCGTCCGTGATCGCGGCCTTCACCGCGCCCTGAAACTCCTCCTCCGACATGCCCTCTTCAGCACGGGGCGCCTCTTCAAGACCCATAGCCGAGAGCGTTTCATCCAGTTCAAGGATGTCCATCAAAGAAGCCCCTGAACGGGCGGCACGCCGCCATGCTTGCCCTGCGCGTTGTACCAGTCACGCCACCACTGCGGGATGTTGCCGAAATTGGCCGAGCCGCCGCCACCGGAGCTGCTCCCGCCACCGTTACCGCCTGTGCCAGAACCACCGCCGCCAAGCTGAGAGGTAAACCAGTCAGGAAACCCGGCGTAGCCGGGACGGCCCGCGCGCAGGTTACGCATGAACTGGTCGGCGTAGATGGAGCTCATCCCCGGCATTCCGAGGCTGTACATGATGTCGGCTTCCGGGGCGCCCGCGTGGCGACGGACAATTCCGAAGGGGAAGAAGCGGGAGGCGTTATCGGGCATGTTTTACCAGCCTCCGCCTGCACCGCCGCCATAGCCGCCGCCGGGCACCCCATTTCCCCCGCGATAATCGCCGGGTCTAAAGGTTGCGCCTGAATACGAGACGCCGCCCTGATTGTTCTGGTATTGTGTGTTTTGGTTTCCCGAAGGCTGGCGAGGGACGGAACCTTGCCCCGGCCAGCCGCTGGCGTCGCTCCAGTTCAGCGGCGCGGGGCGCTGCTCCCCCCTCTTCCAGTTGGTGGGATTGTTCATCCAGTATCCGGGGTTCCAGAACGAGCCGGGCCCCGTAATTGACAGGTTCGGCGGGATCGACGGAATCTCGGGCACCGCGTCGATCGGCAGCTCCTCGTCCAGCAGCCCCGGCTGCACCATCGTCGGGCCGCCGGCGGGCTGCGGCCGCGCTTGGGCGGCCTGCATCGCGCGCAGCATGCCGAGGGCCTGGATGGCATTGCCCGCCATCACGCCCTGCCCCTGCAAGCTGCCGCCGAACATGGCCGAGCCATCAGGGGTGCGGAAATTGCTGTAGGTGCCAGCACCCACGCCGCCGCCGCGGGTGTTGGGCGCCGCAAACGTCGATGAGCCGGTGTCAACCCGGCCAGTCATGGGGGAGCGCGTCGCGTAGCCCGTCGCCATGCCGCCTGCGGGGCCGAAGGCGGTGTTACCCTGCCAGGTCGTGCCGGTGGTGAGGCCGAGGCTGCTGGGCCTGCTGCTCTGGGCGCTGCCGTTGCCGAAACCGCCGCCGGGGGGCGTGTTGTTGAGTGAGCGGTCCAAGCCGCCGACCGAGCCACCCCCACTGCCGCCAGACGACCCAGATGCGCTGCCCATGAGGCTCACTCCTACGGATTGGTGCTATTTTGCCCATAGCACACAACCTGTCGCGCCGGAATGTTATAACATAGCCACAAACGGTTGTGTGGTCAGACGACGCCCTTGATGGCCCGCTTCAGCGGCTTGCCCGGCACCCAGCGGGGCGAACGCCCCCCTACCCTCGAGGCGATGCTCGCGAAACTTATGCAAAGCGAGTCCGCCAAGTCGGGCGACCTCATCCCGCGCCTCTTCAGGTCCGCCTTGCCCTCGACCTTTATTTTACCGTTCGAAGTAAATGTGTAAGTCGGCGCGACGAGCTCCTGGCGGAGTTCCTCCATCTTCGGCAGCCGGCACGCACGCGCGTTCAGCCATTCCTTGACCGAGAGCCAGAGTTCGTCGCGCAGTTTCGCCGCCTGCGGGTTCATGGCACTTGCCTCCGACACGTTCACGTCGCGCACCGTGTGGCCCAGCTCGCGCAGCCGATCCGCCACGCCCGAGCCGAGGCCGATGCTGTCCACGCAGATCTCGGCGGGCTTGTCGAGCTTCGCCTCGTTCACGATCGCACCCGTCAGCTGCATGAGATCCAACCCCTGCCACACCCGAAACTCCATCACCACATTGCCGCGCCGCTTGCAGAGCACGCTGCGGTCGTCGCCGAAGCGCGCCACGTCGAGCCCATACACGATCGGCTCCCTCGCGTCGGCCGCCACGTCGCGGATCATCGCACTGTCCACCAGTTCCGCCGGGATGAGCGTGTCGTCGTCGCGCAGGGCGAATTCCCCCAGCACGCGGACGCGGTAGGCGTTGCTCTCAGGGCCGTAGGTGTCGGCGATCTGCTTCACGAAGTCGGCCGACACCCGCTTGCTCGCCAGACAGGAGACGTGCATGGTCTTCCACTCGCTCGCCAGCTTGTGGTGCGTCAGGTAGAACAGGCCCGAATTGCGCGTCGGGTTGCCGATCAGGACGGTGCAGGCGTTGTCGCCCGACATCGAGCCCGCCGCGCTCTCGAACACCGCCTCGGGGATGGCCGACGCCTCGTCGCAGATCAGCAGCACGTTCTCGGAGTGGACACCGGCCAGGGCCTCGGGGCGGTCGGCGGAGGATGTCCTGGCGGAGATGAAGCTCGCCTCCGGTGCCGCCTTCAACACGATCTTCTCGCTCGTCATGTCGAGCAGCTCGCGGATCGGGGCCGGCAGCTTGTTGATCCAGAATTTCACCTCCGCGAACAGCGCGTCAAACAGCTGCCCCGCGGTCGGCGCCGTCACGACGGCCTTCTGCGGGAAGCGCGTGACCATGTGCCAAATCAGCAGCCAGGCGGAGGCCGTGGACTTACCCACGCCGTGGCCAGCCCTGACGCTGATCCGCCTCTCGCCCATCGCGGCGGCCGTCAGCAGCTCCGCCTGCCAATCGTCGGGCTCCGCCTTGAGGATGTCGCGCACGAAGCCCACAGGGTCATTGGCGTAGTCCACCAGCACCGACCGCAGGCTCGCCTCAATCGCGGCGCGGTTGGGCGCCGCGGGTGCCTCCACCAGCGCCTCCAGTCCCTCCGCCGCGTTCCGGGCCTCCAGTTTTTTCGTCATGGCGATCATCTCCTCCTTCGGCGTGGGGGGCGGGGGTGGCGGAGGCTTCGGCTTTTTCGGACGGGGCGGCTTGAACGGCTCAGGCGGGGGTGCGGGGGGCACCTCCACCTGGGACTTGAAACCTTTCGGCGTCAGCCGCCTGCCGAAATTACCCCTGGGCATCGCCCGCCATCTCCCGCTTGATCCGCTGCGCGGTGTAAGTGCCGACGCCATGCAGGCGGGCGGCCTTCACCAGCCCGGTGCCGCGCGCGATCTCCGCCCGCAGCGCGTCCAGCTTCGCTTGCGGCACGGCGGGCTTGCCCAGACGCTTGCCCTGTGCCTTCGCACGCGCCATGCCGGCCTTCACGCGGTCGCGGATCATGGCGCGCTCGAACTCGGCGAAGACGCCCATCATCTGGAACATCGCCTTGCCCGCAGGCGTCGTCGTGTCGATTGCCTGCTGGTGCAGGTACAGGTCGATGCCCGCCGCGTGAATGTCCGACAACATCGAGACGAGATCCTGCAGGCTGCGGCCGAGGCGATCCACCGACCAGGCCGCCACAACGTCGAACTGGCGGCGGGTGGCGTCCTTCAGCATGGCGTCAAGGCCGGGGCGGCGGTCGCGGCCCTTGGAGCCCGAAATGCCCTCGTCGCGGTAGACGTGGGTGATCTCCCAGCCCGCCCGCTCGGCGGTCTGGCGCAATTCGCGTTCCTGATTGTCGGTGGTCTGCTCGTCCGTCGAGACACGGAGGTAGAGGGCTGCGCGTTTGGAATATTTTTTGGGGGGTGGCGCGTCAGGGTGCGCGTCCACGGCGGCGGGGGGCGGGGCCCCAGCACCCCCTGGGGGGCTCTGGCGCGCGGTCACTGGCGCACCTCCAACCCGCTGCCGTGGACGATCATCTGGCCGCCGTCGAGGAACTCGACCACTTCCCAGCCCGCCATGCGCGCGCCGTTGATCTTGCGCCACGGGCGAACCGTTGCGGGCTCCCGCTGCCCCTGCCCCTGCATAACCCAGACCTTCGTGTTGCTCTTCATGTCGTCCTCCTCTTGATGCTCATACTGTAACAACTCCCTACGGTATCGTCAAGAGATATCTTTCAGTATGCGTTATTCGTTGGACTTCGGCGGGTCATACTCGGTGGCCTTATCAGTATGGCCCTCGACCTTCGGCGTCACGTCCACCATCCGCTCGCCCAGTCGCTCGGCCCGTCGCGTGCGGATCTCCTCGAGGAGCTGCAGGTGCATGGCGCCCACGTCGGTATGGCGCACGTCCACCTGGACCGCAGCCTTGCCGTAGACACGGTCGAGGATGATTGAGGCGGCCTTGACGCGCGTGTCCTCGGACTTGCCGCTCGTCATGATCTCGACCAGCGTCTTGACCGCGGCCGGCGTCGCCGCCTTCAGCGCAGCCTTCACGTCCTCGGGGATCGACGGCCGCCCACTGGGATTGCGCGCTTCGCCCGGCTGGATCGGCTTCAAGTTCGCCAGCGAGTTCGGGTGACGTGGCTTCTTGGTGCCTGTCATGGTTTCCTTCGACCCCTAAAATAAATCGGCTTTACGCTGCGTTAGAACCCCACCCGCCAGCCCAGTTTCGACCAGCGCGAGTTTTTCACCGTTTTGTGTCGTGCATCCCCGCTCTGGGGATGCATGGGATGCACGTCTATAGACCCGTGCATCCCCGTGCATCCCCTACGAGCGAGTAGCGCAAGGGATGCATGAACCCCGTGCATCCCTTCGTGCATCCCGTGCATCCCCTTATTCCCTCTCAAAGACACAACCCTCATCCACAACCAGAAGTGACTTTTTCCCCTCGCTCAAGTTCTTGATTGCACGCCTCGCGGATGCCCGGCGGAACTTCACGGTCCCCTTCTCGACCACCTTGTCGGCCGTGGCGATGATCAGATCCGGCATCTTGATGTCGCCGCCGCCAAGCTGCATCTCGGCCAGCGTCTCCAGCACCAGCTGCTCCCACGCGCCGAGCTTCTCGGGCTTCGGTTGCTTCGCCCTGGCAGGCGGCGCCGTCGCTTCGACAACCACGCAACTGGTGATCGGCTCGCCCTCCTCGTCCATCGCGACGAGCACCGTCTCGAGGCGGAAGCCCCAACGCCCGTCATCCTTGCCGTCCTTCTGCTTGGTGGTCTGGATGACGCGCGTCCCGTCCTCGAGCCTGACCACCTCGAGCTGGGCATCGGCTGCGGCGCGCATGCCCGACCAGCCTCGCGCCCCCTTGGTCGCGTCCTTGCCCGAATGGTGGACGAGAAGGGCCGTCCCGCCGGCCGCGGCGCCGATCGCGCGGGCGTTCTTGATGGCGAGGCCCATGTCCTCGGCCGCGTTCTCGTTGGCCCCAGGCGTCGTCTGGGCGAGCGTGTCGATGACGACCAGGTCCGCGCCCCCGAAGACCTTGATGGCCGCGATCACGTCGCGGATGTCGTCCTTCTGCAGGAGGTTGGGAGCGGCGTTGATGACGCCGAAGGGTACGCCCGCAAGGCTCACCTGATGGTGCATGCTGTAGGCCTTGAGGCGCAGCGAGTAGCCGCCGCCGCCTTCGGCCACGATGTAGACCACCCGGCCCTTGCGGGTCTTGAGGCCGCGCCAGTCCTCGCCGCGCGCGATCGCCATCGCCATGTCGGTGACGGCGAAGGACTTGCCCGAGCCGCTGTCGCCGTAAACGATGACGAGATCCGCCGCGGGCAGGAGGTCGCGGATCAGATATTTGGGCGGCGGGCGGTTGGAGAAATCATCGGCCAGGATGACGCCGAACCGATCCGCCCGCGCCTTGCGCTCCGCGATCTCCTCGGGGCTGTCCTCGATCACGTCGAAGTCATCGGCTGATGCCACGGGCGCACCCACCGAGCTGCCCGTCTCGACCGCCATCTTCATCACGCTGCGGATGGTGACGACCGGGCCATCGGCCTTGCGGAAGGACACCCAGTGCGAGAGGCACGCCTCCTCCGTTTCGTAGTTGCTGGCCTGCGATGACCACTCATCCCAAAGGTGGAAGGCCTCCTCCGAGCCCTCGCACTCATGGTGCAGCGCCATGCCGACCTTGATCCACTCAGGATAGGACATGGCCGGGTCGAGGCTTTGCAGCATGTTCGCCAGCTCAGGGATGCTGTAGCCCACGGGCGTGCCGATCGACGCGCCGGGCGCGAAGGCGTTGCCGCGCAGCGCGATGCGCTCGCGGTAGAGGGCTAGCAACTGGTCCGATGGCGGCGTGATCGTGTCGATCGGCCCGACCAGGTCGGAGCCCGGCAGGACGTTGCCGGTGAAGGTGACGAAGCCCTTGCTGGCGAAGGTTTCAAAAGTGAAGGCGTGGCCCTCGCGGGCGTGGCTCTTGATGTTGGCGATCTCGCCGGTGTGGACGACGAAGCCGCGCACCCCGTTGCCCGAGGGGCTGAACTCGGCATAAGTGCCGGCGAGCAGGCTGGAGACGAGCTGGAAATGGGCCGGGTTTTGGACGACATCGTCGAAGTCGATGGCGTCGAAGCCGCAGTCCTCTAGGATGGCGATGCCCACACCGTCAAAGCCCTTGCGCCTGGCAGCGGCCAGCGCCGCGTCGAAGGTGACGAGACGGGCACGGTCATCGGGGCCGCCCTGCACGCCCTTCCTGCGGCCCCCACCGGCATAGTAGGGCACCTTGCGCGGCTTGCCGCCACCGTTGCCGCCCTCGAAACGCCAAATCAGCCAGTTGGGCAGATTGCGGAGCGGCTCGGGGCACTGGATGTCGAGATGCGGCGAGACACGGGCCACGCTGCTCACACCAACCCCTCCGCGTCACCGTACAGGTTCACCTTCTCGGCATAGAGGTCGAAGATCGCGCGCCGCTCCTTGCGCTTCTCGATGTCGAGCTTGCGCTCGGCCACCACCCGCTTCATCGCCTTCGTGTCGAAGCCGGTGATCTTCGCTTCGGCGTAGACCTGCTTGATATCCTCGGCGATCTTCGCCTTCTCCTCCTCGAGCCGCTCGACGCGCTCGATCAGGGACTGCAGCTCACGCTCCGCGTTGTTGCCGATGGTCATAGGGGTCATCTCCTCCGGTGGCGGGAAACAGTGTCAGGCGTCGTGCAGGCCCGAGAACAGGTCGGGCCGCAGCTGGGCGCGCTTCACGGCACCCCTGGTCGCCCGCTCGATGGCGACGGCCATCTGCGCCGACACCCTGCCCCGCTTGACGGCACTCCACACCGCATGCTGGCTGCAGCCGAGGGCCACCGCCAGCCGGGACTGGTTGCCGAAGATTTTGATCGCTTTGCTCAACGCCGTGTTGTTCATGGGCGCGGAGAAGAACACGGAACTGTTTATTTCGTCAACGCCCTTTAAACGGAACTAATCCACACACAAGTGTGTTATGTGTCTACCTGGGACGGCCCGGTTTGGGAGATCAGGATTGTGGGCGTAGGCGTCGAGATCAGGCGCGCGCGGGAGGCGCGCGGTCTGAAGCAAAAGCAGCTGGCCGAGGCCATCGGCTGCAGCCAGGCGGACATACAGCGGATTGAGAGCGGCACAGTTCGCAACTCCAAATATCTAGCGCGCGTGATCAAATATCTTCACCTTTCGGAAGACACGAAGGCGACGATCCCCGTCGTTGGATATGTTGGAGCGGGTGCGGAAGTGCTGGCAATCGACGATCACATGAAAGGCGATGGACTGGACGAAGTGCCTGCACCACCGGGCATGCTCAACGGCATTGCGCTGATCATACGCGGCGACAGCATGCAACCGAAATACGATGACGGCGAGGTCATCTACATCGAGAAGGTCTTTGTGTCGGTCGAGAGCCTGATCGGCTCGATCTGCTACGTCGAACTGGCGGACGGGCGCCGCTACCTCAAGCGGCTGATGCTCGGATCGCAGCCCGGCGTGTTCACCCTAGAGAGCCTCAACGGCCCCGCGATCGTCGACGCCGTGGTCGAGCGGGCCTATCCCATTGCTTTCGTTCGGCCACGTTACCGAAACACGAAATAAACAGAACTGTGTTGACAAGATAAACGGTTCTGTGTTCTAGTGCCATCCGTTCAACACAACGGAGGCACCCGTGAAACGCTACACTCTCCCCCTTCTCGCCATCGCCCTCGTCGGCTGCGTCAGCACCGACGCCCCCGCGCCCGCATCCTACGCGCCCATGCCCGTCCAGTACGGCCCCGGCATGCGCGCGATGGACCCGATGGCTGGCGTTCAGCCCTACCCGATCCGCTCGCAGATCGTGAACATGGGCAACACCCCCTACTACGTGAACGAGGCCCACGGGGTGACGACCGTCACGCCGGGGGTGCTGCAGCCGCTGCGGCCCGTCACGCTGCGCCCGCTGAACTGAGGCGCACCATGCCCCGCCACGACCTCAAGAACCCTGAGCTGCTTGCCATCCCCGTGGGTGAAAGCGTCTTCATCCCCGGCGAGCACGTCAACGTGATCATTCGCCGGATCTACCACTATAGGCCCCGCCGCTACACCTGCCGCACTGTCATCTGGCGCGGCCAGCAGGGCGTCCGTGTACGGAGGATCGCATGATCTCCCGCCTCATCGTCATCGGCCGCAACGCGGCTTTCCCATCCCTGTCTGGCGCGCGTATCCGTCCCGCTGCGCCGGATGCGGCTCGGCCCTCTGACCTCCCCGGTGTCGGCCGAGCCGCTCTCCTTCCCCGCGCGGTACTCCCTCCCCCCGCGCGCAACTGGGCTCCGCTCGACGAGCGGGCCCCTTCCTATGACGCCACCGCCGAGCGGTGGATCGTTCCGCCATCCGGCTCGCGTCCGCTGGTTCAGCAGCCACGCGAGGTAACACCGGACCCCCGCCCCAAGGGAGTTCCATGCATTGTACCGAGGGGCGGGGGATTTTCTTTCCGCGCGAAGCGGGGTGCCCCGTGATCGTCACCTTCACCGCGCGCAACATGCCCGTCACGCTGCTTCGTCTTCGCAGTGGGCAGGAGTTCACCAACCCCGGCTGGGCTCGCCTCCAGAAGCATATCGACCGGCATGAGAAGGCCGGCGGCTGGGTGTTCGTCAACCACCGGCATCTCGACGAGCCGATGGATGTCGAAGGCTACAAGTGCATCGAGTTCGCGGATGTCGAGCTGTTTCCCCCTCTCGCATAATCAACGGAGAACTGACCATGAGCCTGGAGCTTGCGCTCGAGAAGAATACCGCCGCGATCGAGAAGCTGATCGCGATCCTCGCCAACCCGCAGGTGGTTGTTGCCGCCACCGAAGAGGCCGAGGCGCCCGCCGAAGCCCCCAAGGCCAAGCGCGCCAGGAAGGAGGCGAAGCCCGAGGCCCCCGCGGGGGAGCCCGCAGCGGAGCAGCCTGCCCCATCACCGGAGACTGGTGCGAGCGATGCCTCGGAGACGGCGGCTGCTGCCGCCCCGACTGAGGCGAAGCAGATCACCTACACCGAAGCCTCGGCCGCCGTCGTAAAGCTCGCCAACACTAGGGGCCGCAAGGCTGCGGTGGACGTGCTCGCCTCGTTTGGGGCGAAGACGCTGGGCGACGTGAAGGCCTCGCGCTACGCCGACGTGATCGCGGAATGCGAGGCGGTGCTCTGATGGCGGAACACGCCAAATACTTCCAGGCCTCCTCCGCCGCGCGCTGGATGGCCTGCCCCGGCAGCGTGAAGTTGTGCGACGGTCTGCCCGACGAGGGCAGCGCCTACGCTGAGGAGGGCACGCTGGCGCATGACATCGCCTCGCGCGTGCTGCTGGGCGAGACGCCTGACACCGACAGCCTCTCCGAGGAGATGTTTGAATGTGTCGTCGGCTATGTCGAGCGCACCAAGGCCGAGGCGGAAGGCCACGTCCTTCTGATCGAGCAGCGTGTCGAGTTCTCCGAGGCCATCGGCCAGTCGGGCAGCTTCGGCACGCTCGACGCCGCGATCATCGCGGGCGACACGATCAAGCTGCGGGATTTCAAGACCGGCATGATCAAGGTGTCACCGCTGCCGCAGCTGGGCCTCTACGCGCTGGGCCTGTTGGAGACTTACCCGATGCTCGGCCCGTTCACGCGGGTGCAGATGACGATCGACCAGCCGCGCCTCGGCCACCTTGAGACGGTCGAGATGACGATGGCCGAGCTGCACGCCTTCGCTGCCGAAGCTCGCGCGGCAGCCGCCGAGGCGATGAGCGACAACCCCCGCTTCAACCCGACAGACAAAGGTTGCCGGTTCTGCCGCGCCAAGGCCCACTGCCCGGCGCTGGCCGCCCACGTCGAGGAGGTCGTCGGCTCTAAGTTCGACGACCTCGACGCCGAGGAAATCGAGCAGGGACCGGAGCGCATGGGCACCAACTACCTTGCTCACTGCATGAGCGCGGTGAGCCTGGTCGAGGACTGGTGCAAAGGCATCCGCGCCCGCGTCGAGCGCGAGCTGCTGGCGGGCAACACCATCGACGGCTGGAAGCTGGTGCAGGGCCGTAAGGGCGCACGCAAGTGGGCCTCCGAGCAGGAGGCCGAGGCCACGCTCAAGAAGATGAAGCTGAAGGTCGAGGAGATGTACGACTTCAAGGTCATCTCCCCCACCACCGCCGAGAAACTCGCGAAGGCCGGCACGATTGGCCCCCGCCAGTGGCCCGCCCTGCAGGCCCTCATCACGCAGAGCGAGGGCGGCCTCTCCGTCGCCCCCGCATCCGACAAGCGCCCCGCCGCATCCGTGACGGCGAAGGCGGAAGATTTTGCAGACCTGACCAACTGAAAGGAAGACCCCAATGGAAGTGAAACTGAAGAACGTCCGCCTCTCGTTCCCCGACCTGTTCAAGCCGCGCCCCTTCAAGCCGGGCGACACGCCGAAGTACAAGGCCACGTTCCTGGTGCCGAAGGGTAGCCCCCAGGCGAAGGAGATCGAGGCCGCGATCATCGAGACGGCGAAGGCGAAGTGGCCGAAGGACTGGCAGAAGGTGCTCAACTCGATCAAGGGCAACGCGAACAAGTTCTGCTGGCAGGACGGCGACAACAAGTCCTACGACGGCTACGAGGGCATGATGGCCCTCTCCGCCGGCAACAAGGCGCGGCCCAGTGTCTTCGACCGTGACCGCTCGCCCCTCACCGAGGATGATGGCCGCCCGTATGCGGGGGCCTATGTCAACGCGATCGTGGACCTCTTCGCCTACGACAACAGCGGCAACGGCATCTCCGCCAGCCTGTCGGGTGTCCAGTTTTATAAGGATGGCGAGGCCTTCAGCGGTGGCCGCCCGGCGTCTGCCGACGCCTTCGACGATCTCAGCGTCGAGGACGATGGAGAATACGCGCTGGCCTAGTTCTCCGGGTCAACGCGAACGGCCCCCGCCGCAGAGGTGCCTCTCAGTCGGCGGGGGCTTGTAATCCTCCAGCATTCAGGAATTTCATGCACGCCTTCCACGATCTCGAGACGCAGTCCCGCCGCGCCATCAAGGCTGGCACCTGGGCGTATGCCGAGGATGCCAAGGTGCTGGTGTGGGCCTACGCGATCGACAACGGCCCCGTGAAGGTCTGGGATCTGACGACGGGCGCGCTCATGCCGGATGACCTGGCGACGGCACTGGCCGATCCCGCCTGCATCCACGTCTGGCACAACGGCGCCATGTTCGACCTGCCCGTCCTCAAGGTGACGCTCGGCATCGAGATCCCTGCGGAGCGCGTCCATGACACGCTCGCGATCGCTTACCAGCATTCCCTCCCCGGCTCGCTCGCCACACTAAGCGCGCTTTTTCGGCTGGAGACGCCGAAGGACGCAGACGGCAGGCGGCTCATCCGCCTGTTCTGTGTGCCCAACAAGAAGGGCGGCTTTGCCACGCCCGAGAGCCACCCCGAGGACTGGCAGAAATTCCTCGCCTACGCCCGCGCGGACATCGCGGCGATGCGCGAGCTCTACCGCAAGCTTCCAACCTGGAACCTCACCCCTTTTGAGCGCCGCCTTTGGGCGGCAGATATGGCGATCAACGACCGCGGCATCGCCGTGGACATCGAACTGGCGGAAGCCGCCATCCGCGCCGTGGACAAGGCGCAGGCCGGGCTCACCGAGCGCACGCAGGATCTGACGCTGGGCCTCGTCGGCACCGCCACCCAGCGTGATGCCATGCTGAAATTCATCAACGAGGTCTACGAGCTGGGCCTTGAGGATCTGCGCGGCTCGACGGTCGAGAAAGCCCTCGAGGCCGCCGACCTGCCCGAAGACCTGCGCGAGCTGCTGGCCGTGCGCCTCCAGGCCTCGACCACCTCGACGGCCAAGTACCGGGCTCTCCTGCAGTGCGTGTCGAGTGACGGGCGGCTGCGCGGCGTGAAGCAGTATTGCGGCGCATCGCGCACGGGCCGGTGGGCCGGCAGACTGTGGCAGCCCGACAATCTGCCCCGGCCAGCCATCGGCGACCTCAAGGACGATGAGCTGCAGGAGGCGATTGACACCGGCATCGAGGCGCTCAAGGCCGACTGCGCCGATCTCGTCTTCGGCAACGTCATGGAACTGACCAGCGCCTGCATCCGCGGCACGATCATCGCAACAGGTGAGCGGCCTCTCGCCGTGGCCGACCTCTCCAACGTGGAGGGCCGGGTGCTGGCGTGGCTGGCGGGCGAGCAGTGGAAGCTCGACGCCTTCGCGCGCGGCGAGGATCTCTACAAGGTGACGGCGGGCCGCATCCTCGGTAAGCCCGCCAGCGAGATCAGCAAGAAGGAGCGGCAGGAGGTCGGCAAGGTGTCCGAGCTGGCCCTGGGCTTCGGGGGCGGCCCCGGCGCCTTCGTGACCTTCGCCACCGCATTCAACATCGACATCGACAAGCTGGCCGACACGGCGCGCGGCACCCTCGACCCGGAGGTGGTGCGCGGGAGCGGCGATGCGTGGGAGTGGATGAAGCGCGAGAAGCGCGACACCCTCGGCCTGTCGCGGGAGACGTGGATCGGCATTGACGCCATCAAGCGCGCGTGGCGGCTGGCGCATCCGGCCATCGCCGGGTTCTGGACCGACCTAGAGGACGCGGCGAACGCCGCCATCAGGAGGCCCGGCGATGAGTTCACGGCGGGCAAGGTGACGTTCATCCGCAACGCCGCGTGGCTCCTCATGCGCCTGCCGTCTGACCGCTGCCTCTGCTACCCGGCGGCGCAGGCTGACGACGGCATCAGCTACATGGGCACCAACCAGTACACCCGCAAATTCGAGCGCATCCGCACCTACGGCGGCAAGTTGTCGGAGAATGCCACGCAGGCCGTCGCGCGCGATCTTCTCGCCCACGGGGTGCTGCTGGCCGAGGAGCGCGGCTTCCGCCCGGTGATGCATGTCCACGATGAAATCATCGCGGAGAACTGCACTGCGGAGGAACTCGCCGCATGCATGTCCACCAACCCGATCTGGGCACCTGGCCTGCCGCTGGCGGCGGATGGTTTCGAGGCAATGAGGTATCGCAAGTGAGAGAGCGCGACATCGAGAGGGCCCTCGTCCAGACCGTCAAGCGTGCCGGTGGCGAGGTCCGCAAGGTGCAGTGGCCGGGCCGCGTCGGCGCACCGGATCGGCTGGTGATGCTGCCTGGTGTGCTGGTGTGGGTCGAGCTGAAAGCGCCCGGCCGCAAGCCGACCGTCCACCAGCTGCGCGAGCACGCCCGCATGCGGGCGATGGGGCAGACGGTGCTGGTCATCGACAGCATCGGCGCGATCGAGGAGGTGCTGTCGTGAGGTATCTGTCCGTCTGCAGCGGCATCGAGGCCGCGTCCGTTGCGTGGCACCCGCTGGGCTGGGAGCCGCTCGCCTTTTCGGAGATCGAAGCCTTCCCGCGCGCCGTGCTGGAGCATCACTATCCGGATGTTCCGCTGCACGGTGACTTCACCGTTCTGAAGGACGAGCCGTGGATCGTGGACGCCGACGTGCTGGTCGGCGGCACACCCTGCCAGGCCTTCTCTGTCGCGGGCCTTCGCAAATCCCTGGGCGATGACCGGGGCAACCTCTCCTTGGAGTTCATCAGACTTGCAGACAGCATCGACGCCGCTCGCGAGGCTCAGGGCCGCGATCCAAGTATTGTCGTCTGGGAAAACGTCCCCGGCGTCCTCTCCGTCAAGGACAACGCCTTCGGATGCTTCCTCGCAGGACTGGCGGGAGACGTTGACCCCTACGTTCCGCCACGGGGGAAATGGACAAACGCGGGTGTGGTTGATGGACCCCAAAGACAAGTCGCGTGGCGCGTCCTCGACGCCCAATACTTCGGACTGGCCCAACGACGCCGCCGTGTGTTCGTTGTCGCAAGTGCTCGAAAGGGGTTCGATCCCGCAGCGGTTCTTCTTGAGTTCGAAGGCGTGCGCCGGGATACTCCGCCGCGCAGAGAAACGGGGAAAGGAACTGCCACCAGCGTTGATGCAGGCTTTGACGGCAGTGGCCTCCAGCACACAGTAGGCACGTTGTGCGCCGATACACACCCCGGCGCATACAGCGGCCAAGACGCCTACACCGGGCGGTTGGTTCCTGATGTCGCTGGAACTCTTGACGCGCGGCATGCGGGCGGGTTCCAATCCGTCCAATCCGTCCAATCCGTCCAATCCGCCGCCTCGCATCTCGTCACCCACGCCCTGCGCGCCGAGGGCTTCGACGGCAGCGAGGACGGGACGGGGCGCGGCACGCCGCTGGTGCCGGTCGCCTTCTCCGCCAAGGATCACGGCGCGGATGCCACGGAAGACCTTTCGCCCACCCTCAGGGCCATGCCGCATGATGCGAGCCACGCCAATGGCGGAGGCCAGATGGCGGTTGCCGTGCCGCTTCTGGAAGTCGGCAAGCGTACCGGACCGTCATCGACGGATGACATGCGGGCGGGGCTCGGCGTCGGAGAGGATGGCGACCCCATGTACACCCTGCAGGCCGGAGCGCAGCACGGTGTCGCGGCCTACGCCTTCCAGCCGAGGATCGCCCGCAACGGGCGCGGCGACATGGGGGATGTGGTCAACGCCCTCACAGCCGAGGCAGGCGAGACGGGCAAGGGCGATGCCGCGCCGTGCGTGGCGGTGGCTGGCTTCATGCGCGCTGCCGGGGGGAATGCGGGCGGCATTGGCTATGCAGAGGAACAATCGCCAACGCTTGATACCCGACCCGACACCAACGCCGTCCTCCAGCACATGGCCGTGCGCCGACTGACCCACGTCGAGTGCGAGCGCCTTCAGGGCTTCCCAGACAATTACACGAACATCCCCTGGCGCGGGAAGCCCGAGGCGCCTGACGGACCCCGCTACAAGGCGCTCGGCAACTCGATGGCCGTGCCCGTCATGCGGTGGATCGGGAAGCGCATTGCGGAGGTGCTGTCGTGAAATTCACCCCCCGCCCCTACCAGCAGCAGATCATCGACCGCATCCTGACGCAGGACCGCGTGGCGATCTGGGCCGGCATGGGGCTCGGCAAGACCGCGGCGACCCTTACCGCCCTCGACATCCTCGCCCTGGTCGAGACAGGCCCCGCCCTTGTCCTCGCGCCCCTGCGCGTGGCCCGCTCGACGTGGCCCGACGAGGTGAAGAAGTGGGATCACCTCCAGCACCTGAAGGTGCAGCCCGTCACCGGCAGCCCGCGCGAGCGCGTGGCGGCGCTGCGGGCACCCGCCCACGTCTACAGCATGAACTATGAGAACCTGCCCTGGCTCTGCGAGCATTTCGGGGAGAGCTGGCCCTTCGCCACGGTGGTGGCCGACGAGAGCACCCGCCTCAAGTCCTTCCGGCTGCGGCAGGGCGGCCAGCGGGCACAGGCTCTCGGCAAGGTCGCCCACACCCGCGTCAAGCGGTTCATCCAGCTCACCGGCACGCCAGCGTCCAACGGCATGATCGACCTCTGGGGGCAGCTCTGGTTCATCGACCGGGGCCAGCGCCTCGGCAAGTCCTTCGCGGCCTTTTCCAGCCGCTGGTTCCGGCAAATCCCGACCAGCGCAGGCTTCACCAAGCTGGAAATCCTGCCGCACTCGCAGCGCGAGATCGAGGCGGCCCTGCAGGACGTGGCCCTCGCGATCCGCCCCGAGGACCACTTCGACCTCCAGCAGCCGATCGTGACGCGCATCCCCGTCACCCTGCCGCCCGGCGCCCGCCGGGCCTACGACGAGATGCACCGCGAGATGGTGGCCCAGCTGAACGGCCACGACCTCGAGGCCTTCAACGCTGCGGCGAAGACGATGAAGCTGCTGCAGCTGGCGAACGGCGCCGTCTACCATGACGAGAAGGGCTCATGGACCGAGGCGCACCGCGAGAAGCTCGACGCCCTGGAGAGCATCGTGGAGGAGGCTGCGGGCGCCCCTATCCTCGTTGCGTATCATTTCAAGAGCGACCTCGCGCGCCTGCAGAAGGCATTCCCGAAGGCGAAGGTGCTCGACAAGAACCCGAAGACGATCAGCGACTGGAACAAGGGCAAGATCCCCATGCTCCTCGCCCACCCGGCCAGTGCCGGCCACGGGCTGAACCTGCAGGACGGTGGCAACACCCTCGTCTTCTTCGGTTTCAACTGGTCGCTCGAGGAGCATGAACAGATCATCGAGCGCATCGGCCCCGTGCGCCAGGCGCAGGCGGGCCACAAGCGGCCGGTCTTCATCTACCACATCGTGGCCGAGAAGACGGTGGACGAGCTCGTCCTCGAGCGGCTGCAGAGCAAGCGGTCGGTGCAAGACATCCTGCTGGAGGCGATGAAGGCATGGTGAGGATACAGCGCAACGGCAAGACCCGTGACATCCTCGACCTGTTCGACCGGGGTGTGGCGCCGCCGGTTATCGCGCAGCAGGTCGGCGTTGGCCGCTGTTACACCTACAAGGTGCTGCGGATGCACGGACGCCCGACGCGCCAGTACCGGGAAATGAAAATCTCTGCCGTGGCCCGCGATGACTACGAGTGGCTGCGGCGCGAGGCAGCGCGGATGGGCTCGTCGGTGGCCGATCTCGCGCGGGCGATGCTCACCGATGCAATCGATGAGGCTCGAAATGGACGAGGTTGAGAAGCTGCTGGCCGAGCGCGGCCAGCGATACGGCAACTATTTGGCGCATGCGAAGATCGCGGAGACGGTGAGACAGGCGCTGTTCGCGCCGCTCGTTGACCAGGTGAAGATGCTCGAGCCCGACCAGGCCGACGCGCTCCACATGATCGCGGTGAAGCTGTCGCGCATCGTGAACGGCGATCCCGATTACCCCGATAACTGGAGAGATATCGCGGGCTACGCAACCTTGGTGGCTGACCGACTGGAAGGAAAATCCCAATGATTGATCTCGTGTTTCTACTGATCATCTTCGTCAGTGGCGTTGCCGCCGGCTTGGTCGGCGGTGCGGTCTTCGCGTGGTGGCGCGAGCCGATGCCAGACATCCCTGAGTGGGATGAGAGCTATTTCCGCGACGAGCGCCCGCGCGCCGTCACCCGCATTCACTCGAACGATCTGGACTGGGAGATAAAGTAATGAACCTTTTCGACATGGCGAACGTGCTTCGCGCCGAGAAGGAAGCCGGGATCACGCTGGAAGCGGAGATCATCGAGCGCATCGACGCACACATCCGCGATTTGATGCTGTTCAAGGCGTGGGTGCGGGACAGCATGGAGCCTCGGCATATGGCGCTGGGCGGCATGCTGGGCATGGAGCCGGAAGCGCCTGCCACCGAGGCCGAGACGAAGGACGAGGCCGCCGAGCAATGACCAACATCCTCGCCATTGTCATCTTGTCGGGCGCGTCCTGCATCTCGCCCGTCGAGAACTCGGACGTGCTGAAGATGACGGTGGTGGGGAAGGTGCCCTGCGCCGTGGTGATCCGCGAGCCGGTCGCCAACCCGTTCAAGGCAACGCAGCAGCCCAACACGATCACGCCAGCGGCGGCCACCAAGCCGCCCGCGTTCAAGTATCCGAAGAAGAAATCCAAAAAGAAGAGGAAGAAGCGGTGATCCCCAAGATCCTCCACCACGTCTGGGTCGGCCCCAAGGCGCCGCCCCTCCACTGGATGAGCACCTGGCCCCGCCACCATCCGGCGTGGCGCTACGTGACCTGGGACAACGACATCGTCTTCAGGAAGCGGTGGCGGAACCAGCGCCTCGTCAATGCCTACCTCGACCAGGAGGAGTGGCGCGGCGTGGCCGATGTCGTGCGCTACGAGATCCTCGCGGAGCACGGCGGCTTCATGCCGGGCTGCGATAGCGAGTGCCTGAAGCCGGTGGACGAGTTGCTCGACGAGCCCGACATCACGGCATACGCGGTGGCCGAGAACGAGAAGATGGCGCCGGGCCTCCTGACGCCCGTCTACGCCGCCCAGCCGGGTGCCGCCTTCCTCGAGGCGATGATCGGCAAGGTGGCCGAGGCCTCGGCTGGCGAGCCGTGGCGGTGTGTCGGGAACCTCCTGATGCAGTCGGTCTACGAGGCCAAGGACTGGCCCGACGTGCGGGTCTGGCCGAGCTGGATGTTCAACCCGGAGCACTACAGCGGGCTGAAGCACGACGGGCCAGAGGAGCCCTACGCGCGGCAGCACTGGGGCTCAACGAAAGGGAAGTATCAATGAGCATGCTGCACCACCACTATTTCGAGACGCTCGCCGCTATCCGCAAGGTCGAGAGAAAGCACAACCTCGACCAGCTGGACCTCCCGGCCCGCGCCATCCTGGAGTTCATCGGCATCGCCGAGGTCGAGGGCCGCGTGCTGAACGTCGGCAATGTTGTCGCGCAGTCGGGGGTCGGCACGCCGCCCACGGTCTACAAATACCTCGCCGACCTTGAGCAGGCGGGCTGGATCAAAGTCAGGATTTGCATTGGCGACCGCCGGCAGAAGCTGGTGCGCCTGTCGGCCGCCGCGCAGCGTGCTTTCTTCCGCATGGGCGAGGCGTTGCAGTGACCGACGCCGAGATCATCGCCCTCGTCCGCGAGATGCGGGCGGCTCAGAAGGCTTATTTCAAGGCCCGCGCGCGGGCCGATCTCGAAGCATCGAAAGTGCTGGAGCGCAAGGTGGACAAAGCCTTGACCGAGCGGGCCGCGGGGCAAGGGGCGTTGGTCTGATATGCCTCGCCGCGCCGAAATCGCCGCCCAGCTGCCGATCGTTTTCGGCCTCGACCGCCTGCAGGCGGCGGCAGCCA